CGGGCAAGGGTATTCCGGGGTTGCCTTCCGATTGGCATGCCAAGGGCAGGCAAATCAAGGAGGCCATGAACAAGGCAGAATCCAATGTTGAGCGCGTATGGCAAGATTATTTTGACCTGCGCAACGATGGCAGAGTTTCTACGGCGGGAGAAACGCGAAACCCAATTCAAAGCAGAATTCAAAAACAGATAGTGGCTTATCGCGAAAAACAAGCTGCCATCGGAAAAGCTTTACGTGAGATCGATGCGGAAAGCAGCACCGAGGTCATCAAAAACATTCTTGAGCAATCGGGTAATTCTGTTTTTGCAGATGAATTCGATGCTGTAATAAATGGATACGATTACAATTCACTCATATCTATGTTGCGCGAAGGCATCCCCGCATTTAAACCAAGCTCCGACTATGTAGTTTTTCGTCATCGCTTAGAAGATACTATGAAAGAGGCAGCCTTAGATGGAAGTACTAAATGGGCTAGAATAATGATGGACGGAGAAATTGCGGAATTACCAACAAATTATATAGAAGATGCGGGAAATTTTCGTAGAAGCACCTACGACATATTAGACACACTGACATCGAACAATTTCGATAAACCGGAAAATCGTCAAGCTTTTGCGGAGTTTATTCGCAAGAACGTAGAATCTGACCATCCGTTTTCGCAACCAATTTCGGAGTGGCCAGCGGAGTTTTTTGACAGACTTGACAAAATGCTCGAAGAGTCACGGGAAGACTTTGCGATTTTCCGCAAAGCCAAGGAGATCGTCAGCAAGATTCCCGCTTCTACCATCTACTCAATGTACCAGAATACCCGTAAAGCCTCGGCCATGGTGGAGAATGTACTTGGAGTAGAACTCCCAAAGCTGCAAGAGCTTGGTCAAAAAGTAACCTCCACAATTCGTGACTTCAAGGACGTAGTCGATAAGAAAGTTGAAACAAAGAAGCGTCAGGAAAAACTTCGACAGGAAAACATTCCAGTTGGTCGCGAGCAGTGGACGACGCTGGGGCAGGACCGGGCGTGGCGCGCCATCTCCGAGTTCTTCCCCGAAGTCAACTCGCGGGAACTCAACCTGCCGAAGGGCAACAAGGATCTTGCGGAGTTTGCCCGCAAGCTGAATGATGATATCAATAGGCAGGTGGAGATGGGGGAGCCCGCCACCAAACCCTACGATTGCAGGTAAGAGATGGCCAATAGTTGCAACCCCCAGAGGTCCAGGGTGCTTACCCCCGCTTTCCAGCGGGTGGAGGTGCAGCGCCAGCAGCTTGAGGCGATGAAGGCGGGGGACGAGCCATTCCGCGCCATGAACGGCTTCCTCAAGTTCATGTCGGGCTTCGTCTCGCTGGACAACCTGGCTACCACTTGGCCCCAGTTGCGCCCCTATGTCAACGCCCTGAAGACGGGCGAGCAGATTCGTAGCCGCCTGAACTACGAGTATGCCGAGTCGATGCGCAGGGTGGCCGACCTCGACACCAAAGAGGGGCGGGCCATCACCCGCATCATGGAGGTGGAGGATGCAGAGGGCCGCCTCGCCACCGAGAATGCCGATGGCACCGCTACCATCACGGCGCAGCAGGATCACGTCGGCGTCAAGCAGGGCGAGACGGTAACCCTCCCCAAGAAACTGAATGATACCCGCAAGGAAATGCGGCGGGTGATGGACGAACTCTTTACCCACATGATCGATTCCACCAAGGTGGCGATGGGGTATGGGCCCAACGAGACACCCATGGGCAGGGATGCCCTCATCCTTCGGCGCATGGAATCCATCCGCAAGGAGGGCTACATCCCCCATATCCGCAAGGGGCGCTGGGGCATCACCTACAACCTCAACGGGCAGATGCACCTCCAGGACTTCGGGTGGAATCCCATCAAGGGTTTCCAGGGCGGGGGCAAGCAGCAGGCCCTCAAGCGCATCGAGGAGCTAAGGAAGCTGGGGGCCACCGAGATCTCCCAGCCCTTCGACATGGTGGAGCGCAAGGAACTTCTCAAGCAGTTTCTCCCCAAGGTCGATGCCATCACCAAGATGGACATTCTCTTTACGGCCATCCTCAATCCCAAGAAGAATGGCCGGGCTAGCATGGAGGAGGTGAAGGACATCCTTCAGTCCCTCAGGCAGGAAGCTGCCGTGCCCATGGCCCGCCTGCGCAAGCGCGAAAATGTCCCGGGGTGGCTCACCCCCGAGAATTACGATACCTACCTCCGTAGTATCTTCGCGCCGTTCGTGGCATCCACCTCCGATTGGGTAGCCAACAAGGCCACCGAGGGGCTGCGCCGGGAAGCGATGGCCTCCATCAAGAACGACCCCAAGTTGCTAGATATCGCCAACACCCAGGAGGAGTACCTTCATAGCAACGAGGCGCGCACCGCCCAGTTGAAGGCCCTGGCCTTCTTCTATACGCTGTGGGGCAACCTCTCCTCCGCCGTCGTCAACTTCACCCAGATTCCCCACGCCTCCCTTCCCTTCCTGGGCGCGGCGGGTGGCACCGGCAATGCCGCCATGCAACTCGGGCGGGCCATCAAGGATATCACCAAGGCCTTCACCTTTTCTGCGGGGGGTGACCCCTTTGAAATCGAGAAGCTGGTGGGCAAGGTGAGTCCCGCCGAGTTGGAGATGCTGCGAGAGGGCTTGAAGCGGGGCCACTTCCAGGCTATGCTTTCGCGCGACCAGGCCCCTACCCAGCTTGCCGGCAGCCAGATAAAGGAGTTGTACGCGGCGGGCAAGCTCATCGGCAAAGTGGTGGAGGTAGGCTCTTTCGCCTTCACCGCCGTGGAGACGATGAACCGAATGGCCACGGCCCTCGCTGCCTTTAGGATGGCGCAGGACAAGAAGACCTTGGACACCCTGGGCAAGTTCGGGAAGAAGGTGGGGGTGGAGGTCAACGACCCCATGGAGGCCGCGTTCTTCGCCTCCGATAACACCCAGGGTACGATGTCCAAGGCTTTCCGTGCGCGCTACATGCACGGGATGGCCCTCGGGGTCCTCACCCAGTTTGCCGCCTTCCCCATCTTCATGCTGGGCCTCTTCAACAAGTCGATGCGCTACTACGGGGGCAACCTCGCCAACTCCTCAGAGGCGCGCAAGATGACGACGCTCCTCTTCATGGGCATCATGTCCACCTCGGGGATTTGGGGCCTGCCCTTCCTTGCCCCGGCGGGCGATGCCCTCGATTGGTTCACCCGCAAGTTCGGGGTGGAGTTGGGCATCAGTCCCACGGCAGTGCGCGCGCAGGTGCGCGAGGCCCTCCAGGATATGTTCAAGAGTTTGCCCGCCCTCAACTTCTTGGGGACCCCCGCCGAGTTGGCCGACATGGTCCTCAACGGGCCGTTCCGCGCCTCGGGGGTGGATATCTCCAAGAGGACGGCGCTGGACATCATCCAGTTCAATCCGCTGCAACTCGATTGGACCAACTTCGGTCCCCTTGGGGGCGCGGTGGGCGGCGGCATCCGTGACTTCCTGGCCTACAAGAGCAAGGGCGAGGATGCCATGGCCTACGCCTCCCTGGCCCCCTTGATGGTCCGCAACATCGTCAAGTCCCAGGTGATGCAGGAGTCCGGCTTCATCACCCCCGGCAAGATCGAGCCGGCGGTGCCCGCCAAGGAGATGCGGGAGACCGTCGATGTGGCCAAGGTGGGCATGGGCTTCACTCCCACGAAGGTGGCGGTGGGCCGCGAGAAGCTGGAGGAGACCAAGCAACTCGGCACCAAGATGGACGAGGCGCGGCAGTCCTATAGCGACAAGATTGCCACCGCCCTCAACAAGTCCCTCAATGCGCTGGATGCCGAGGCCCGCGTGAAGTACCGGCAAGAAGCCAACGAGTACTTCAAGGAGATTGCCAAGTATGATAGGGGCAAGCCCCTCCGGGACCGCATCATCCAGGATCCCTCCTCCTTCAATACCAGCATCCAGAACAAGCTGAAGAAGATGCAGTTGGGCCCCGAGCGCCTGGAAGCGGTACCGAAGGGGGTTCGCGGGGAGTACGCCGCCAGATTGCGAGAGTAATTTAGCTTGACTTCCGGGGGCATGCCCCCTAAGATTCAGGCATGCTGCACATCTTCATTGGCTATGACTCTAGGGAGGACATCGCCTACAAGGTAGCCGCGCATAGCATCAAGCGGCATTGTAGCGTTCCCTGCGTCATCACCCCGCTCAAGCTGGACTCCCTGAAGGCTGCAGGGAAGTACTGGCGCACACTCTACCGGGAAGGCAATCAGATGATCGACATGGGGGACGGCAAGCCGTTCTCCACGGAGTTCTCTTTTTCGCGCTTCCTCGTGCCCCACCTGGCCCGCCAAAATGGCATCGAGGACCTTGTGGTCTTCGTGGATTGCGACTTCCTCTTCTTCGAGGACATCGCAAAGATGCTCCAATTCTGCGATCCCGAGCGGGCAGTCTCGGTGGTGCAACACAAGTTTCGTCCCAAAGAAGCCGTCAAGATGGACGGGGTGGCGCAGCAGCAGTACCACCGCAAGCTGTGGTCCTCCCTCATGGTTCTGAATCCCCTGCACCCCCATTGCCGGAAGCTGGACCTCGAAGCAGTCAACACCCAGAAGGGGTCGTGGCTGCACGGTTTCGAGTGGACGGACTCCATAGGGGAGATCGACGAGACGTGGAACTGGCTTCCATATCACAGTCCCACCACGCGCTACTCTTACGAGAGCGCGAAGGCCATCCACTTCACTGACGGGGGACCGTGGTTCCCCAACTACAAGGACGTTCCCTACGCTGCCGCATGGAATGCGGAGAAGGCGCTGGTTGAACACGAGTTCTACAACTGGAACCATAAGGTGGACCTCTTCCGATGAGAATCGTTACTTCTTGGGGGCCGAAGGGCTGGGACCTCTACGGCAAGAACTTCCTGGACTCCACTCGCCTGTGGGACTCCAACATCTCCCTCACCGTCTACGTGGATGGGATGGACCCCGCCGAGGTTTCATGCCAGCACCGGCCCCTCGTCGTCAAGCGCCTTGAGGAAGTCGAGGGTTTCAACGAATTCAAGCGGGCCCACGCGGACAAGGATGGGAACACCCCGGAGGGTTACAACTACCGTCTGGACGCCGTGAAGTTCTGCGCGAAGGTCTTCGCTCTCCACGATGCGGCTCGTGACCCTGCGCCCTTCCTGTGGCTCGACGGCGATGTACTCACTACAAAGCCCCTCACCCTGGGGTGGCTCCAGGATATCTGCCGGGGGCACGTCACCCACCTGGGGAGGAAGGGCATCAACTACTCGGAGACGGGCTTCATCTACTTCGCCGGGAATGAGGGGCGCACCCTCATAGCCGATATGTACGACATGTACATGACGGGGGAGATCTTCAACTACAGCGAGTGGACTGACGCCTTCATCTTCGAGCGTGTCCTCCAGATGCACAAGATGCATGGGCTGGAGGCCGTCAACCTCGTGGACCCCGACTACGTAGGGCTCGACGCCTTCGAGAACAGCCCGCTGAAGGAGGTCTTCACCCACCTCAAGGGGGCTCGCAAGAACACCAAGGTTATCCCGGGACTGAGGACCCGCTACGACCAGTTGCTGGCTCTCGTCCAGCACTACATGCCCAGCGTCCTGCTGGAGACCGGCACATGGAATGGTGACCGGGCCCTGCAGATGGCGCAGGTTGCGTTTGGGAAACACGACCACGTTGTCTACCACGGCTACGACCTCTTCGAGGAGGCATCGGCGGATACCGACGCCAAGGAACACAACATCAAGAAGCACTTCTCCCTTGAGGATGTAACCAAGAAGTTGGGAGAGTTCGCGGAGGCGATGGCCGCCAAGGGAAAGAAGTTCGAGTTCCACCTCACGAAGGGGGACACCAAGGATACCCTCCGGGAAGTGGCGGGCGTGGAATTCGCGTGGCTCGACGGGGGCCACTCGGTGGATACCATCGCACATGATTGGGAGATGTGCAAGCGCATTCCCGTGGTGGTCTTCGACGACTACTACGTGGCGGACCCCGAGGGCGGGATGCCCGCTGCCGAATTCAGGGGGGTGGAGGCCACCTTCACCCGCATCCTCCGGGAGAAGCGCGTCTACAAGAGCAAGGATAGGGTGTCAGGGGGTGGCATCGTCCAGATCGCGGCGGTGGGCGAGGGCCTCCCCGATCTTCCGGGGGCGGGCATGGGGGGTGTGCCCCTCAAGGTCACGGCGCAGGATTGCATGCCCAAGGACCACATCATCAGCAACGTCAAGGAGAACATGGAGTTGCTCTCCCGGTGGGTCACCAAGGCGCGGCCCCACTCCCGCAAGCTGGTGATTGTGTCGGCGGGCCCCGACATCCACAAGAGGAAGGACAAGATCCTCAAGATGTGGCGGGAGGGTGCCGACGTGGCGGTGGTGAAGCACTCGCTGCCCACGGTGCTGGGCTGGGGCATCGACCCCCACTACCTCGTGCTGCTGGATCCGCGCCCCGTCGATGGCATCTCCACTCACGGCATCAAGCGCACCGACCTCCTTGAGGACATCCCGCCCACCACGAAGGTGCTGGTGGCTTCGATGTCCGACCCCTCCGTCACGCGGCACGTGATGGCGCGCACCAAGAATGTGTGGGGCTGGCACGCCATGACGCAGGCGCTGCTGAAGAGCGAGGTGTTCCCGCCGGGTTCCCTCCTCGTCAACGGCGGCACCTGCGCGGCGTGGCGGGCAATGTCCCTGAGCCTCTCCCTGGGGTATAGCGAGTTCCACCTCTTCGGATTCGACTTCTGCTACCCCGAGGGCCAAATTGACAAGACGGCCAAGGATGAGCAGGGTCGCCCCAAGTACATGGAGATTTCCATCGGGCAGACGGGCAAGAAGTTCTGGAGCACGGGGGAGTTGATTGCCGCCTCACAGGACGCCCAGTACTTCTTCGAGCATGCGGCGGAGATGGGCATGCGCATCTACTGCCACGGGGAGGGCGTGGGCCCCACCATCTGGAAGCTCATCCTGGGCGACAAGAAGCAGGAGCTTCCGACCCTTGAGGAGATCTTCAAGTGAACGTCCTCATCCTCCCGGATTCCCACGCGCGCCCCGGAGTCAATAACCGCCGGTTCGAGTGGCTCCTCAAGTACCTCAAGGATACCCAGCCGGATATGCTCCTGTGCCTGGGGGACTTGGCCGATATGCCCTCCCTCTCCTCCTATGACGGCAGCGCCCTCACGGGCAACGGGCGGCGGAAGGGCAGCTTCGACGGCAGGACCATCAACGCCGATATGGCTGCCGCCAACCAGGCCCTCTTCACCTTGGGGTTGTGGAAGGGCAAGAAGGTCTTTCTCATGGGGAACCACGAGGCCCGCATCGATAGGGCGGTGGACAACGTCCCCGAGCTACGGGGTACCCTTAGCACCGACGACCTGGCTTTGGCCACCTGGGAGGTGGTGCCCTTCCTTGAGGAGTTCCAGGTGCGGGGCCTCGCCGCCTCCCACTACTTCGTGACGGGGGTGATGGGCAAGAGCGTGGGCGGGGAGTACCCGGCGGCCACTCTCCTCAAGAAGCAGTACCGCTCGTGCGTCATGGGCCATACCCACATCTGGGACGTGGCCATCCGAAAGGGCAGGGAGAAGCTCTTCGGGCTGGTGGCCGGCTGCTATCTTGACCCCAACCAGAAAGAAGGCTATGCTGGTCCCGCCCAGGCCATGTGGACTTCCGGGGTTACACTACTTAAGGGTGTGGCCGGGGGGTTCCCGCATGACGGTTGGGAATTCATTAGCACCCGGAAGCTGGAGCATACCTATGGCTAAGACACCCGCGTGGCAGCGCAAGGAGGGGAAGTCCGAAGCGGGCGGCCTCAACGCCAAGGGCCGCGCCTCCTACAATAGGGCCAACCCTGGCAAGCCCGGCCTCAAGGCTCCGCAGCCGGAAGGCGGCCCGCGCCGCGACAGCTTCTGCGCCCGCATGAAGGGCATGAAGAAGAAGTTAACCTCGGCCAAGACGGCCAACGACCCCAACAGCAGGATCAACAAGTCCCTGCGCGCGTGGAACTGCTAATGGCCAAGTCCACCCCCAAGAACCCCAAGCTGTGGGCTGCCACCAAGGCGGCGGCCCGTGAGAAGTTCGATGTGTACCCCAGCGCGTATGCGAATGCGTGGGCTGCCAAGGAGTACAAGAAGAAGGGCGGGACGTGGGGAGGCGCGGACAACCGCGTGAAGAAGAAGTGAAGGGCGGCCTGGGCAAGTGGTTCGGGGAGAAGTGGGTTGACGTGAAGACGGGCAAGGAGTGTGGCCGCAGCGGTGCTGAGAAGGGCAAGCGCGGTTACCCTGCCTGCCGGCCCGCCGCTGCTGCCGCCCGCATGACCCCCTCGCAGAAGGCCACGATGGCCGCCAAGAAGACCGGGCCCGCCCGGAAGAGTTGGCCGGTGAGTCCCTCTGGAAGGAAGAAGTGATGTTGCCCATCCTCAGTGCCCTGCTGCCCCTGCTGGGGACTGTGCTTGATCGCGTCATCCCTGACAAGGCTGCCGCCGAGAAAGCCAAGCTGGAGATGCAGGCCACCCTCCTGGATGCTTCCCTTCGGGGGGACCTGGGGCAGATGGAGGTCAACAAGGTCGAGGCCGGGCACCAGAGCGTCTTCGTCTCAGGGTGGCGTCCTGCCATCGGTTGGGTGTGTGCGCTTGCGCTGGCCTACTCGTATATGCTAGTACCGCTGGCCGGATTCACTCTCTCCCTTGCGGGGCACCCCATTCCTAAGTGGCCGGTGCTGGATAACAACTTGTGGGAGTTGATGTTCGGCATGTTGGGTATGGGTGCCCTTCGCAGTTGGGACAAGGCGCAGGAGCGCAAGAAGTGAAGGACAACTTCGATAGGTGCCTCGCTGAGGTGCTGCGCCACGAGGGCGGGTGGGCCGACCACCCCCGCGACCCCGGCGGTGCCACGATGCAGGGCATCACCATTGCCACGTACTCCCATTGGCTGGGCCGCGAGGCCACCAAGGAGGAGCTACGCAATATGCCGGCGGCGCACCGCGACGAGATCTATCGCAAGCGCTACTGGGACAAGGTGCGAGGGGACGAGCTACCCAAGGGGGTGGATCTCTGCCTCTTCGATTACGCCGTCAATTCGGGTCCCAAGCGGGCCATCGTGGCGGTACAGGAGGCGCTGGCGGTGAATGCCGATGGGGTGCTGGGTCCCGTGACGCTAGGTGCCATACAGAAGGCAGACCCCACGACGCTCATCCCGTGGGTGTGCGAGTACCGGCTGGCCTTCCTCCAGAGGTTGCCCATCTGGGATACCTTTGGAAAGGGCTGGGCCAAGCGCGTCAAGGATGTGCAGAGCGTGGCCATGGAGATGGCGTCGTGAAGAAGCTGGCCCTCCTCCTCACTCTGCTGCCGGGGACGGCGTGGGCCAACTGCGGACCCGCACAGGGGGTAGCCCGCTATCTCCTTGACAACTTCGGGGAGGTGCCTCAGGTTACCTTCCAGGCCCCCGAGATCATCTACACCTTCTATGCCGGCACCAAGAGTTGGACGCTGGTGGGTGTGAAGGGCGACGTGGCCTGCATCGTCACCGAAGGAAAGGCTTGGAAATTCAATGGCACACTTTAATCAATCGTGGGACCTGCCCCCGCTGCTTGGCTCCTGCTATATGTATGGACCGCTGAAAGACGACCCCACCCTCAAGGAAGTGAAGGAGCTTCTCCTCAAGATCCTTGAGAAGCTAGAGCGTCATGAAGGCGGGTGACCTCTACTACATCGAGTGGGTGGACGCTGCGACGCTGGGCGGCCATGAGTGGCGGGAGAAGAAGGAGATCGACTCTCTCGCCGCCCCCCACATTCGCACCGTGGGCTGGGTCCACAAGGTGACGGATACCAGTGTGCTCATCGTCAGTACGATGGACCTCCATGATACCAACGATCCCAGCTACTGGGGGGAGATGATGATTCCCCTTGGGTGCATCACCAAGAAGAGGAAGCTGCGATGACGATCACGCGCGCCAACATCCCCGCCCAGATTTCGAGGCCGCCCATGAAGAAGAAGATGGCGGTGGGCAAGCCCAAGAACGTGGGCAAGATGGCCAAGAAGATGCTGAAGGAGATCAAGCGTGGCTGACATCGTGGACTTCAGGGCAAAGCACATACCCGAGGGGATGCGCCCCGCCAAGGAGGGGGACACCGGCATGCCGGAGATTACCCAGGCCCTCGCGGAGTTGCAGAGGCTGGTGGCCGAGGGGAACCTGGAGGGGTTCGTGGTGGTGGGGATGACGAAGGACAACGATTCCTTTGGAACCATCGCCGGCCTCATCTCCCCCGTGCAGATGGCGGGGATACTGGAATCGGTGAAACTCCAGCTTCTCCTGGGTTAGTTGCCTTCGAGGTCCCGCAGGTGTTCTGCGATAACCTCTAGAAGCTGCACGATGTCCTCCAGGTGGGTGGGCTCCGCAGTGTTATCCTGCAGCCACTCGTCGAGGATCTCCAGCATTTCATTCAGCGCCATTGTATCTCTCCATACTCGAAGGGTTTGAGGGTAAGGATGTCCCACGGGTCGAGGGAGAAGGGCTCCCCGTCGTCGAGGTTCTTGTAGATCTGGCAGTAGGAGAGGGGCCGCCCGGCGAAGATGTGCTGGAGGGCAACCCCGTAGACTTCGCGTAGCTTCTTCTCCACGTTGCGCTTCTGGGTGAGCTTCACCTCCACCACCACGACGGGACCCTTGGGGGGCACGACGATGATGTCGGGCTGGCACACCGCCTTGTCCCAGTAGATCCATTGGCCGTGGATGATGAAGGTGTCGAGGTTGCCCCCCTCAGCCAGGTGGCGCACCACCTTCTTCTCGTAGAGGATGCCCTTGCGCTGGATGCGCGTAGGATTGTCCTTGGGGAGGTAGAGGGGCCTATGCCCCAGAGTTGGAGAGGACATCCAACACGGCTCCCACGATCTCTACGGGATTACCCTCCTTGTCGCGCAGGGCAGCTTCGCGCATCACGGAGAGGGGCACCCCATGCTGGAGGGCGAGGGATACGAGGGTGGCGGCGGTGCAGCAAATGGCATAGAGGTCCGTGCCCGCCCGGGGCCCCGAGATGAAGACCTCCCACACCTTCCCGCCGAGGGTGGAGTAGGAGAGGTGGTAGCGCTCCCCGTTGAAGAGGAGTTCCTCAACGGTGCTTTCGCGCCGGTTGGGCAAACGGAAACGTGAACTGGAGAGTGCTGCGGATGACATAGACGGTACCTTCCTTTTCGACCCAGACCTTGACTTCGTGGCCGCGCTTCCTCCAGTACGCCCGGATGGAAGAGGCTAGCCGCTCACTGTGGAATTTGCTGCCGAGGTAGTCAGGCCAGTCCATCCGGGTTGTCCTTCTTGCGCTTGCCCCAGTTCATCCCTGTTTGGGATTCCCACGGGATCGTCATCTCCCGAATGTTACCCCATATGTCCTTTACCTGCAAGGGAAATGTCAGCGCCTCCACGATGCGGGGCACCAGGGTGTCCTTGAGGTGGAGGGGGATCTGGCCGAAGGCAGCATCGTGGATGTTGTTGAGGATCTGCACCTCCGGGAGGGTTTGGCGGATGGCGAGGAGGCCCCGCGCGGTCATGTCCCCCACGGTACTCTGGGGCACGTAGGCGATGGCCGCCCTTATGGTGGTGTCGTCGCGGGGGTTCTCCCAGAAGTTGCGGCGTCGGCCAAAGGGGGTGACTAGGTGGCGCTCCGTCTGTACCTGCTGGGCCACCCAGACCTGCCACTTCTTGAGGTTGGGGAAGGTGCGGAAATACTTGGATTGGAACTCCTCGATGAGCTTGGTCTCCACCTTGAGGACGCGCGCGATGGTGTAGGCGCTGCCCCCGTAGTTGCTGTTGCCAGTGACCATGATCTTGTTGTTGCGGCGCACCAGGAAGTAGGAGGTGGGCACGGTGAGGCAGTGCACTGGCGTCCCCTCAGTGGGGATCTTGGTGACCTTCAGGTGGGACGCGCGACTCAGGGTGCGCCGGTTGAGGTTGGCCCTATGGACGATGCTGCCAAAGCCGCTGAGGGTGGTTCCCTGGTAGGTGGTTCCCTTCCCGCACAGGGCGGCGATGGTCTGGTACCAATCGATGGTTTCCTTGCGGACGCTATGGAAGCTGACATGGGTCTTGCCCACGTGGGAGTCCCAGTGGCGGGTCTCATCGAGCCATGCCTCTAGGGCTTCGCGGGACCACCCCAAGAGGTAGGGGCCGGGCAGCTTGAAGCTATCGGGATTGAATACCTTGCGGGAGATGGTGCAGGACTTTGCGCCCTTGCTATCCGTCACCCAGTTTTGGGGGCCGAAGAGGAAGTCAACCCTCCGGATCTTGCGCGGCTTCTTGAGATGGAAGCGGAGGTTGCCTGAGGTGCTGCTGCCGTCGGCTTGCAGGGCGGCAATGCGCCTTGCCTCAATGGGGGTGACGGTCTGCTGGCCCCCGACATAGTGGCCGGCCACGGGCAGGCGAGCAGAGGAAGGGAGGGCTTCGGCTGGTGCCACCTTGAACTTGTTGTCGGTGGTGTAGGGCATCCGGTGATCGTGGGTGGCAAGGAGGGAATAGGCCGTGCCCTCGAACTGATGGAGGGTTCCCTCGTAGAGGAAGCTGGTCACCCCCAAGGTGGGCTGGAAGGAGATGGATCCATCGGTGTCCCAGCAGGCGACGCGCATCCCCACATCGATGGTGTTGATGGGTTGCCACCCAGAGGGGGTCAGGACCTCGTGGTCGGAGGTGAGGCACCCATGGGCCGCCCTCTTGGCGATGTCGCGGTAGGACATCTCGCGGTAATACTTGCGGTCGGCCAACTCACGGCGGGGCTCGAAGCCGAAGACCATGGCGGCCACCATCGTGTGAACGTCCCCCGACTCGATGGCCTTGATGTAGTTCTCGTCCCCCGCCACGTAGCCGACGACGCGAGCTTCGGCGCCCTGCTGGTCGCAGTTGAAGAAGATGTGGCCGGGGTCGGGGATGAAGATGCGGCGGATGTAGTCGTCGATGTTCTGGAGGTTGGAGCCCATCCCGAAGGGATGCTCGCTACTGGACCAGCGCCCGGTGTCGGTGCCGGCGATGTTGAAGTTGGCATGCCAGCGCCCCGAGGGAGAGAGCTTCTTGGTGAGGGTCTCCACCGTCTTTTCGAGGTCGCGCATCTTCAGGAGGTGGGAGGTGACGGGCATGGCCCGCGAGTACTCCCGGTGCAGGCGCTCCAAGGCGTCGCGGTCGGTGGATACTTTCTTCTCGCCCTTCTTGGAGACGATAACCTGGGGGAGGAAGAGGCGGGTATAGAGGAGATCTTGTAGCTGCAGGTAGCTGCGGGGGTTGAAGGTCTTGCCCCACACCCCGGTGCAGAGGGCGTCGAAGTTCTGCTCGATGCGATCAAGGCGACCCTGGAGGTGAGCCACCATGCCGTCGCGCTTCTCGGTGTCGACGAGGATGCCCCGCTCCATCATTTCGAGGACGAGGGGAAGGAGGGAGCGCTCGAACTCGTAGGTGGGGGAGTGAGGCAGGGCGGCATCGACCTCCATGGTCATTAGGCCGTCGAGCCCGTTATAGACCATCTGCTGGAGGGCAAGGTCCATTGAGGGCAGGTTGTCCGTCTCGATGATACGCAAGGTCGAACTCCAATGCGTGTGAGAGTTGGATGAGGAGGGCGAGGGCGTGGCTGCGCGCAAGGGGAATGCGGGTGAGGTTGCCGTCCACCACCACGTTGGCCGTCATGCCCTCCGAGGTGGAGGTGACGAAGAGGAGGGACGACGGCTTGTACTCAATCATAGATGATCTTGCGGTTGATGGTGCGGCCCTCGTCCATCATGCGCTGGACGGCGCGGCGGAAGTAGTCGTAGTCGATTCCCAAGATGGCGCACATCCCCTTTAGCTCGGTGGGCTTGGAGGAGAAGATGATGTCGCGGGCCGACTTGCGATCCCGGGGCTTGGCGTTGGGGTTGGTGGCGTCGTCCACGGCTTGCACGATGACGGCCAGCAACAGTTTCTTCTCGGGGGTGAGGGTCCGGTCGGTATCTTCGTGGGCAAGGTTGTATGCGAAGGAATCGAAGTCTGGATGGAGGAGGGAGTTGACGCGCTGCTTACTCATCCTTCTTGTTCCTGTCCTTTACCTTTCCGACGCGCATCAGCTTCCATGATTTCTCGTTGCAGTAGATGCTGCCCAGGAACCCGAGGGACTTGAGCCACTCGATCTCGTTGGAGTGGGACTTCAGCATCGTATCCTCTACGGGATATCGGATCTTCATACCCATCTCGATGAGATAAGTCAAGTCATACACGGCGTTGTGCGCCACTTTGCGCAGGGGGGAAGCCATCAGCTTCTGGACCCGCAGCCACATGGCCACTTCGGTTTCGAGATCCCAGAAGGATTCGGGGAACCAGATGGGCAGGACGTACACCTTGGTGGGCGAGGGGGCAAAGCAGATCATGGTGATCTGGCCCCGCGAGGTCTCGATGTCGAAGGCGAACTGCCCCTCCTTGAAGATGTCGGCCACGGCTGCATCCATGTCGGCCACGCTCTCCACGATGTGGATGCGGCGGCGGGGAAAGGTGCTGCGGGGCTTGAGGGATTCCTGCCACGCCTTGCGCATGTCCATGGCCACCACGGGCAGGAGGCCCTGCTGCTTGACGATGGCGCGGGGGTTGTGCGTGGGGATGACGCGGATGCCGTTGTCGTAGTAGAGGATGTTGCCCCGGTGGTCCGAGAGGTTCTCCCCCGTCAGGCACCACAAGGAGAAGTCACCCATGGCGAGGATGAGGTTGTGGCCCTTGGCCACCTCGCGCGCCTTCTGGTAGTGGGGGAGATACTTGCCCTTGAGGATGCCGACTTTGTGGCGCGGGTTGCCGGCGTCATCCAGGGGGCAATCCTTCTTCTTGTGGAAGAAGTTGTTGGGATTGCCGTAGGGGGCAAGGTCGGGGAAGACTGTATGGATTTGGTGGGGGCCGAGGTCGGCATAGCGCGCGGCCATCTCGAAGAGGGCGGCGGGGTACCCGGAGAGGGGCTTGCCCTCCTTGAGATCCTGGATGCTGGGATAGTCGAGGAGGACAAGCATGGTATCTCCGGGGAATTAAGGTGGCGGTGGGCAGTACCCCCTAACGCGAAGCTACGGTGTAAAGTACTGCCTTGCTGCTCTTGGACGCCGCCACTCGCCCTCAACTACACACCGCAGCTATGGTGGGAGAGGGGTGGTGGTGGAGACAGGTACATCGCGGCACTGAGGTGCAGGGATGCGTGTGTCTCCTTGAGGGCGCCACCACACGCCCTTCGGGGTAGCCTCAGGTACCCCGATTACGCCGCCGCGAAGTCCACGACGTTGGTGTAGTCCTTGCCGTTGGACCCCTTGGTGGTGGCGTACACGATGACGGCTTCGAGGCCCACCATGTTCTCGAACTGCTCCTTCCACGCCACGCCGTCAGCGAGGGACGGATAGAGCTTCTTGAGGTTGCGCTTGGTGTACTTCTTGGCGGCGGGGGTGAAGTACATGCGGCCAGTGCGCAGCGGGCGGTTGAGTTCCACGCCGGTCATGTCCTGGCCGGAGAGGGCATCGCGCACCTTGAATTCGAGGACGACATAGGGCTTGTCCTCGGCGGCGTCGAGCTGGTAGCCCGAGACGTAGGCCAGGTACTTGCCCGGCGGGATGTCGCGGATGTCCTCGATGTCGCCGGGGGTCGTGTTCCAAAAGTCCATTTTCGATTCTCCTTTACGATTCGATCTGCTTGAAGATGGCACCCAGATCGAATGGTGCCTCTGCCTGCACCCGGTGGGGTGCGCTGCATTTCAGGTAACCCATATCACGAGTGGTCTGCGTGTGCAAGACCGGCTTTCCATCCTTTCGCGAAGCGAGCCACACGTTGTTCATGTAGCGCGCGACGACGTTGGGAAGCTGCTGCCCCAAGAAGGAGGGGAAGGCGCGCATGAGACCGCCGGTCTTCTTGTTCTCGATGAGGCGGATGTGGGCGATGAGAATGAGGTGGAAGTTGTAGCGGTCGCTGGTGAGGCGCGCAACCTGGTTCTCGAAGCGCTTGTTCATCACGCCCCACATCGATTGGTCGAAGCCCGCCTTGTCGTCGGAGATGCCGTTCTCCTTGAGGACCTGCGACATGCAGGTGTCGTTCCAGAAGGTGGCGCTGTCGACGACGAGCACGGTGTTGCTATCCCACGTGGTGAGATCACCGAGGTCCTCCTCAGGAAGCTTCCACTGGGTGGTAAGGGCAATGGACTTCTTCCACGAGTCGGGGTCCTTGGCGGGGATGCTGTAGTAGGAGACGTTGCTACCCTTGCCCTCCTGCAGGTAGGCGTTGAGGATGGCGAGGTTGTTGTCGAGGTCGAGGATGCGGACCTTGTAGTCCTTGTTGGCCAAGGTGGCCATGAGTCCGGTCTTCCCTGCCCCGGGGTCACCGAGGAGGAGAAGCTTCACTCGCTTCTGGTTTGGGTGGTTGAGGAAGGATGGCATGTCTGGCTCCAATCTATTTCATAATCGTAGGCCCAAGAGGACGACCCATCCGGGAGGATGATGTCGTAGATGCTACCTAGCAGGTCGTAGCCGTGGGGGTCAACAACTTTTATGAGGGTGCCGGCGGGGTGCGGGCCAAGGGGGGTCTTCAGTTTGTAATCTGCTGCCATAGCCACACACCAGCGAGGACGGGGAGGACGAGGGAAGCGCCGAGGGAGATGACGATGAAGATGGCCGCCGCCCACGGGACGAGTTCGTCAATAGCTACATACCACGCCCGCCTCGTGAAAGAGGTCACGTGAGAGAAAAGCTTCCGCGCCCCATCGCGAAGCAAACTCGGAAGACATTGGAGATGATACCACACGGCGGATTCCTTTCGAGATGATGGAGAGAGCGCAGTTGCAGCAGGGCGGGTGGGTGACGTAGAGGGTGGCACCTTGCGTGGGGAAGTGTGCGTTGTCAAGCACGTTGCGCTCGGCGTGGATGGTGTAGCGCAGCTTGATGTCCCGGTCGTTGAGGCGGGAGGCGGAGTCGAGTACGCCCCCGGGGAACCCGTTGTACCCCAGGGCCACCTGCCGCTTGTCGAGGCCCACGAGGACTGCGCCCACCTTGGTGCTGGGATCCTTGCTCCACGTGGAGATGTGGTGGGCAAGGGCGAGGAAGCGCTCATCCCACATTAGGTTACGCGCCACACCCGCAGGCCACGGACGCCGTTCTCCTCGACGGTGCGCACCGTGAAACTGGAACCCAGCTTCTTGCGGCACCGATTGATGGAGTTGCTAAGGGTGGAGCGCACCTGGGTTGCTACGAAAAAGGAGTCGCCCACCTGCATGAGGTCAAGGGGGTACTTGATGGGGCGGCCCCGGCGCGGGGGGATGGGCAGGTTGTTCTGGATCTCGATCATGTCTCATTCCTTTCTATGCGGAGAGTGTATCCTGCTACCAGCAGGACAGAGTGGAAGTCAAGGAGGTTGGGTGTGCGATCCCCGCGTAGCCACTTGCGGAGGGTTTGACGGTGTATACCGGCGCGCCTGCAGGTGTCAAGCAGGAAGCCGGCGTCGTCGGCAAGGATGGCACCGAGTTGCTGGATGAGGGGGTCAACGTCGGGGAAGACTCCCTTGTAGTTGGCCTTGGCTGCGGCGAGCATGGCTTTCTCTTGGCGCACCCGCAGGGGCACCTGGTGTGTCATGTCACATCCTTTCCTGAGAGGAGATCGCGGGCGAGGGAGGGTGCATCCCAGAAGCCGTCACCCTCCACGATCTTCTGGAGACCGGCGCGGAGGCGGGTGATCTCGTCTGCGCCCTCCTCCATCAGCATTCGCGTGCTGTCGCGAAGTCGGACTTCCAGCTTCGCCTCATCTCGCAGCCGTTCCACGATGTCACTCATGGATTGGTTTCCTCCCGAGTAACGAGCAGCTTGATGGTTGGGCGTTTCTCGCGATTTAGCACCGCATAGCCGGTGATGTGGCCGGTCTTCGCGCGATTGCGGTGCGGAAAGACCACGCTGACGGTTGAGTTGGAGCCGTGATCCTTTATCAGGGAGGTAATCAAGGATCGCAATTGCCCAAGTTTCATGGCTTGGCCTCCAGAGCTGCAATTGCTTTTTTCTCTATGCGAGGCGAAACGAGAGAGCCGCATGCTCGCATGTATTCAGAGAGAAGCTCTCTGAGAGTGCTAACACGGTCTCGCAGATCGTTCGCTTCTGCATGCGCTCCTATAGCGTCGATGTTGGCGAGGTGTAGCTGTTCTCGAAGGCGGGTGATCTCATCTCGGAGGGCGTCGCCTCCTGCCAGAGCGTCGCTCCGCGCCTGCTTGAGGTGATCGTTCTCGGCGCGCAACTTCACGATCTCAGCGGCGGCATCGTGCTTATCGCTGCTGCTGCTCCACATGGAGAATGGTTCTAGGAGTTCCATCGTCTTGCCGTTATCAAGTAAGACCTTCGTCCCAGCATGGAAGACAATCTCCTCGGGTGAACACAGGCGGGCTACAAGATCGTCGCTCATGGCTTGGCCTCCTTCAGCGCGCGACCGCAGTAGGCGCAGGGGTCGGTGATGCGGATCGAGATCATGCGACCGGCTTACGCCGCGCGGCGTGCTCGCAAGAGTAGACGCTCTCCGACCGCCGCAGCGGCAGCCATCGCGGCACGGTCGTGAATGACTTGTCGCGGAACAGGACGCGGTTGGTTGGCTGGATGGTCAGGCGACCGCCATCGGTTCGCAAGAACATGAACTCCTTTGCCTGAGCCGGCGCGTGTGTGTAGGCGTCACCGACCGGGATGGCCGTGAACAGGTATTCCGCGCCCAGCTCGGCGTCTGCCGCGCGCACAATCGCGCCGAGGCCGTCGAGGTAGTCATAGGTGTGCAGGGAGAACTGCGAACCGTAGCAGTCCCATTCCTGCGCGTCCTTGATCGTCCACGGATCGGGGTCGCTGCAGAACGCCAGCGCGTGGGGCGGAAGGTCTCGGTAGACCGCGCCGGACTCTAGCAGCACCGTGCAGCCCCATGCTCGACCAGGATGGCTGTGCAGACCAAACCAGACCGCAGGGAACCATTCGTCGGCGCCGAAGCCGATGAAGGCACCGCAAACCGAAACGTAATGATGGCGCGGCAGGCTGCCGCTGGCGGTAAAGAGCGTCATGGCAGCGCCATCGTGATCGTGATGGCCCACAAGGCGACGTAGCTCGTCACCGCTACCCACGCGGCGATGGTGTGAAGGCTCATGGCTTGTCCTCCTCGCGCATGGCCCGCACCACTTGCAGAAGATCCTCTTTGTTGGCCACGCCAAATGCGATCATGCGCTCCAAGTCTACGGAGTGAGCGAGCATCTTCTCGTTGTGGGCGCGGATGCGGATGATATCGTCGATGGCGTCATCGATATATTCGATCCGCATCTTTCGCATGGCTTGCAGCGTTCGGAATGTTCTGGTCATAGGCCGGCCTCCTCCTTGATGCGGTCAACGACACTCCAGAGTTCCTCGTGGACTAAGTCGTGGATGATGTCCTCGGGTGACTTTTCGTCAGCGAGGTGGAGTACCATCCGCTCCTGCGCCTCGTCAAGGATGGCTTCGCGCAGCCTCACCATGCTGGCAAGGATCTCCGTCTTGGCTTTGGCCTGGGCCTTCTCGATGCGCTCGTAGCAGTGGAGGGCGGAGCATTGCTCGCGGTGGGCGTCGGTCTCCCGACAGTACTGCCGGTAGCTATACTGGTTCATGGGGTTCCTCCTTGATGAGATGGTAACCGGCGGCCTTGAGGGCAGCGAGGACGGCGGCGGTATCCTGTCGCCACCACCCTTTCTCCTCTTCGGAGAGAAGGTGCCATGGCTTGTGGGGGTATTCGTTGACTGCCCATATGGCAGCGATGACATCGAGGTGGTCCATCAGTCTTTCTCCCGTGAGATGGTAAGGAGTTTGTCGCACTCCGCCTCGATGATACCTAGGAGGCGGGCTACGAGGCGGGCCTCACCCTCGCTGGCAAAAGAGAATTGGAGGGTGCCTTGTCGCAGGTGGCGATGCATGGTGAGAAGGTACTCCTCGACGGCGGTGGCCAAGGGCAGTGGGTCGAGGGGGGTTGTTGGCACAAGCAGCTTGTTGAAGTCAATCTTTTTCTTTCTTGCCACGGTTCTTTCTCCTCTTGTTTAGGATGGCGATGAGTTCTTCGACGATTTCATTTCGGAGGGCGGGGCTGCACTCCACCGAGACTACAACCATGAGTTGCTTGTGACCCCGGAAGATGCTGCCGTCGATGTTTCGGAACGTGGTCTTCATAGCGTAGGTTCCTCATGAGGTTGGCGAGGGCAGCCTCCGGGTCGGAGGGGGGTCGGAGGTAGCGGATGGCGTAGACGGCTTCGTTGTTGCGTAGGGATACCGCTTCCAACTGGCGCTTGGCAACCATGTTCTGGATGCGGATGGCAACAGCGGGCCGGGCAATCCCCGTGAAGGTTGCTAGCTCGGTGGCAGTGAAGTCACTCCCCAGGGTCTGGATTGCCGCTACCACCCTGCGGGTCAAGCGCCCGCCATTGGGGGCACCAAGGAGCGGCTTCGCAGTATTCGGCGCAGCGAACGTTGCTACCTTCGCGCTTCTGGACATAGAGCTTTCCCTTGTCGTTCTGGTGAGAGATGAAAGCGGTGGCCGTCTCCTCGGAGTTGAAGAGTTTCACGGCGGACTTGCGCCCCTCCTTCATGACGGCGAAGGTCGTGGGCTTGTACCAACGGTCCTCGGCGCTGCACTCGGGGTTGCTCTGGTGGTAAAGGATGCGCTGGGAGATGCGCTCCTCGGCTACGTCGTGGGTCCACACCGGAATGTCCACCACCTGCATGGGCAGGTTGGGGTAGGTAACGTCACGCACCGAGAGGAACTTGGCCCAATCGCGCAACATGACGATGACCTGTATGGCCTTGACCTCCATGCCGTGGAGGCGCAGCAACCAAGCGTAGGTATTGAGTTGGTTCTCCCAATCGGACTCCACCAGTTGCTTCTGGAAGCGGGAGACAGAGGTGACCTTGTAGTCCTGGAGGATCTGCTGGTCGACCAACAGGCGATCGAACTTGCCGCTGATGGTGACACCGTGGCGGGCGGCGAAGAGCCGCTTCTCCACGATGGCTTCCACGTCGGCCTCCTCCAGCAGGCGATGGAAGGCGCTACCCAGGAGGTTCATGAGGTAGTCGGAGGCGTCCCGCTGGATCTCCCCCGAGTGGGCCTTGGCTAGGCGCACCATCTGCGGGGGTTTCCAGAGGGAGGTCACCGAGATGTCGGCGTCCCCGATGTCGTAGTCGTCCTTGGCGAGGGCGGATACGACGGGCTGGGGCAGGTTGAACTTGTTAGAAAGCGGGTTCATGCAGGTCTCCTTCATCATGGCGCTTCTTGAATTCGGCGGCGATGCGGTAGTGGCGGAAGGCCTCGTCGTACTTGCCTTCCCATTCGAGGTCAACTGCCTTCTGCTGGTGCTTCTGGTACAGGTGGTACGTCGTTTCCACGGGCTTTCCTATATCGTTCGAGGGTCGAGGTGAGTTTGCGGATCCACTCTTCGAGTTGCTCGGGGGTGAGATCCTCGGGGTCGATGGAAAAGAGGGCGCTCAATTTATGGTGTCTCCTTTCTGGGGATGGAGGGCGGAGCCGGTGAGGGTCAGGACGGAGACGAGGAATGCCTCAAGGAATTCCTTGTGGGAGTCGGGGCGGATCCCCGCTGCCATCTCGGCGGCAAGGAGGCGGGAGAGTATGTCGATGCGCCACTCGGGGTCAATGCCGGTGGCCTCGAACTTTTCCCAGAGGGAATACACGTAGGTATAGAATTCACGCTCGGTCATCTGGGATCTCCTCAGAAGTTCCATGCGAGGTTATGGCGAAGGGCAACATCCTTCATGTTCTCCAAGAGGCAATCCTTGAAGAGACCGGGGATGTGGTCACCCGAAATATCGTGGGCGCGTTGTATATCCTCGGCTAGCTCTCGGCCCAAGGTCACCACGGCTGGGATATCGCGAAAAATCATATCTTCGACACTCCAAGCGCAGTGGGGATCGTCCATCTCCTCAAGGTAGAGGTGGTCGGGGATGATCCAGCCGATGGCACAGCGGGCATCGCCGGCCCGGTACTTGCAGCCATGCTCGTTCATGCTGCGCTTGTCCTGTTGGAGGAGACGCTGGATGACGTAGTCGAAGATTTCCTGGCGGGTGTTGGGGATCATGGCGGTTCTCCTTGGGAAGGTGGTCCCCCCACCACTGGGATGAGGGGACCTGGGTGGTCAGAAGGGAATGGAGTCGTCGTACACTCCGGTGTCGAGAGGCTCGGGGTTGGCGACCTCCTTGACTACGGTGAGGCGGCACACCCTGACCTTGGTGTTCTGGTAGTCGATGGGGACGGAGACCACGTCGGCGGGGTCCACCTGACAGAGCATGGTGCGCTGCCCACCGAAGCTGCGGAGGTACTCGAAGGAGCAGACGTGGAGGCCGGTGGAGCAGGTGCTTTCGGGGTCGTCATCGACCTCGGAGCGGGACATGGTGTGGGTGGAACCCACGGTGTAGCAGTTCGACTTCCCGGTATGCACGTCGTAGTAGTTGTCCTGGACCTTCTTGTAGAAGAGGAGGTCACCCTCGGGGGTGATGGCGATGTTGTTGGTGGCGACGAAGCGCCAGAGCTGGTTGCGGCTGCGCATCGAGGGGTTACGCAGCACCTTGTCGAGGAAGGCCACGAGGGGGCCGATGTCGAAGCCCTTCTCCTTCATGGAGAGGATGTGCGGGACCATGACGTGGTCCACCTCGGTGCCGTTACGCAGCAGCCTGTCCCCCTCAATGACGAGGGAGCCATCGGCATACTCCTCGATGGTGGCACGGGGGGTGATGTGGTCGATGGCAGCGTCCCACTCGCCCTGCCGGATGCAGTCGAGGGCATCAGCGAAGCCCTGCATATCGGAGGTGGCGGTGTAGGTCTGGCCGTCCCTGATGATGGTGACGGTATTGGTGGTGATGAGATGGGGATACATGACAGATCCTTTCACTTGATGAGGGAAACGATACGGGTGAGGTCGGCTGTGTCGGTGCTGGCCCAATGCTTGATGCCCAGTAGGGTGAAGAGGGGGTTAGCCTGGACAACCTTTAGGTACTCCTCCTTGTAGTTGATGTTGCAGGAAGCCCAGCCAGAGCAGAAAGCCTGCACGTCGTAGTAGCGGGCAGGGTTGTAGTTGGCGGGCTTGGGTGGCGGGGGCGGGAGCAACCCGTTGGCAGCGAGGGCTGCGTACAGGGGCGTATCCCAACCGTCAACCTGTTGATAGCTGTTGTAGAGGGCGAGGGCTGGAGCCTCGGTGTCGAGGAAGGTTTGGGCGGCAGCCTCCCACTCGGCGGCGGCATCCCGGAGGGTATCATACTTGCCCTTGAAGTCAGGGGTGATGAGGGCGATCTGGCCTCCGATGCGCCGGCACATCGCCATGTAGATGGCACGGGAGAGCCTGACACCGCGCCAGTAGGTAGCCTTGTCCACCACCGTCACCGGGAGGTAGTGGGTGCAGGGGGTGGGGGATACCACAAGAGCGCCCCGGTCGTTGAGGATGCGGTGGGCGATGGGGCGGGAGGGCTTGCGGATGGGGGCTGCGGTGGGGATGGTGCCAAGAGGGATGATGGGCAGGCCCATGTCATCGAAGGGGGTCCTGTCCTTCACCACGTAAACGTCGGTGCCGGGGCCGTAGTTGGGCTGGTTGCGGAGGGTGGACTCGATGCGCTCCTGCATCTTGCGGTTGTCGTCTTCGAGGTAGGCCACGTCCTCCTCGTAGAAGTAGAGGTTGGATCGCCAGTGGGTGACGGAAGTGCCCTTCCACCTCTTGCGCTTCCGGTCGGAGGAAGTGACCTTCAGGTAGCTGGCACCCGAGATGTCCACGTAGGAGTTGCCCACCCCGTAGGTCCTGCCACCGGGGGCATTGAAGGTGTAGGACTTTTCGAAGATGGAACCCTTGAGGATCTGCCAGATCTGGGGGACGGTGGTACACTTGGCAACCAAGTCATCCTGGAGGGTCATGTAGTCCTGACGGTGCAGGTCGATGGCATTTTGGATGCGCTGGATGGTGGCGGGGGAGTAGACGATCTCCTCGCGAGAAGCGGTCACTTCGATGGTGCCGATGGGGAACTTGAGGACGAAAGGCGGGACCCGCTGGAAGTGGGAGGTGTTGAGGGGGTAGGCCACCGGACCCACGAGGATGGAGGGTTTGCCCCCGGAGATGACGAGGTACTGGGGGTTCTCGTGGATGATGGTGGGACCGTCGCAGGTGCAGCCGGTGATGATGGGGCGGGGCTCGAAGTACTGGATCTGGGAGAGGGCTTCGACCCACTCGGGGGAGGGCTTGGCTGGCACGATGATCTCCAACCCGGTGTCGTTGGTGGGCTCGGAGGATACCTCGTGGAGGGCGGGCATCCCGTCGGCACCGATGCTGGCCATGTAGGTGGTCTTGGTGCCGGCGTGGGAGGAGACGATGGTGTAGCTGTTGGCGATGGCGAAGGGGCTCTTGGCACCGAGACCGAAGCCGCCGATTTGGCTGTTGTCTCGGCGCTTGGTGGACTCACCGAAGCGGGTGAAGACCTCCACCATCGAGGTGCGGGAGAGGCCGGGACCCTTGTCGCGGATACGGAAGGAGGGGTCGAGTGCGGTGGGCACCCGGATCTCCATGGGCTGGGTGGGTGCAGCGTCGAGGGCATTGGATGCCAACTCGCGGACCACCGAGGAGATGGGGTTGGAGTAGAGGCGGGAGGTCAGAGCCTTGACCATGATGCCGTTGGTCTGGATCTGGAAGTCGCAGAGTTTGGTGAGACCGGAAGATTCGTGGGTCTGGGAAACGTCGATAAGCATTGGAACCTCACAAAATTGAAAGGAAAACTAGGAGCCAGAAAAGGACAAACAAAAAGGCCGGGTTCACACCAGCACGGTTAGCTTGTCCCGAGCGGCATCGGGTACATTGCGAATGGCTCGCAGCCTGTCGTCATAGTCGAGGTCTCCTATCTTGTGGATGATGTCGAAGGTGTCGGTGGCCTTGGAGAAGACGATGTAGGAGGGCTTGCGGAGGTTGGCCTTCTCCCACAAGAGGATGGGGCTGCACCACCCAAAGGGCTTCTCATGGATGGGGAAGGCGCTGCCCTTTGCGACGAGGGCTGGCCGCCTCCCCGACTCGGTGGAGATGAGGTAGATCATGCGATCCTCCAAACTCGGATGCCGCCGGGGGCAACCCGGCAGGTGAACTTCATGTTGTGGGTCTTGCCGTAGTCCCGAGCACAAGAGCGGATTGATTGCTCCTTGGAGCGGGGGACGAGGAAGCTATGCCCGACGGACATGAAAGGGAAGGGGTATTTGGTGCGGAGATTGTAGATCTTCTCGGGGATGGGGACGGAGTAGGTGATGCGGTAGGTCTCGACTTCGGTACGGTACTTCATGGTTGGGTCCTCACGGTTGATTGTTGGAAAGAGCGGCTTTGCGGAGAAGGGTCATCTCGTCATCGGTGGGTCCTCCTATGTCCAACGATTCGTAGACTTGTTGTACATACCAGTCCTGTTCGGCTTGGGTGCGGCTCTTGCCTACACCCAGGATGCCATTGGATTGGTAGGTCCAGAGCATGAGGTCCTTGTCGTAATGAAACATGGGTTCCTCTCAGCATGGGGTGGCGGTTGCGATGGTGCCGGTGTCGGTGAGGGAGAAGATCACCACGGGTTTGCCGGCGATGTCCAGCAGGACGATGCGGAAATCGGAGAGGGGCGGGGCGTCCTGCATATCCCCTGCCTCGATGGCTTCGAGGCAATGCAGGTGGGCCTCGTAGAGGTCGAGGCGAGCCTCCTCCATGGTGCGGTAAAGGAGAGGCTCGTCGAAGTCGTCGTAACCGTAGGGTTCCCAGCCGGAAAGGGCTTTGACTTCGATCTTATACATGGGGTTCTCCTTTCAGAGTCCGAAGGGTCCACCGAAACGCTCGGTGTTGTCGGCGCAGGTGTCGCATTGATAGCCACGCATCTTGTCCTCTCGGGTCAGGACATTGGGAGCATGGCAGGTTGGGCAGGGCAGGTTGCGGGGGTTGTTGGGGGATGCTGCCCGGAGGGCCGAGCCCTGCTGGGCAAAGCCCGCATCCTCGTCGTCGAGGTAGAAATCGTCATCGTCGTGCATGGTGGTTACTCCTGCGGGAGGTTGACGGTGAGACCGTAGCGGTCAGCCAGTTTGTTGGCTGCACTCCGAAGACAGGTTCGGAAGTCATCGGGATGCACCAAAGCGAGATTGTCGTGCATACTCTGGAGGTACCAACCAAACTCGTAGTCGGGGGCAGGATGTTCGGCAATTGCCCGGATGGCGGGGATTTCCTTCAAGTTCGGGAAGAGTTCGAGAACTCCGGCTAAGCCATGTCCCTCCAGGTCGGAAGAGTAGTAGTCCGGGGGGATGAGGCAGCCGATGGCGCATTTGTTGCCGGTTTCCTCAACCAAGTAGGAGCAATCGCCGCTTTCATCCTCTACGGCAGCGGCATTTTGCTGCCAGAGGTGGGCGAGGACGGTATCGAAGACCTGTTGGATATTCATGGGGTATCTCCTTAGTGCTGGGGGTAGGTGACGAGGGGGACGTTGCGGTCCCAGCAATTGCGACAGGTGCCGCACTTGCCATTGTTGGAATAGGCGGGGCAAGAATGCTTGCCGGTGGTGGATACCGCCGATGTCACGAATTGCTTGCCGGGGAGGACTTCATCCAGCTTGTATGCCGAGAGGCGGATGGTGAGGTTGTCGGGGATGGGGCCGGCATAATCCTGGATGATCTTCTTCTCCTTGGTGGGCAACCAATGCTGGATGGTGGGGGTGAGCCGGGCCACCTTCACGATCTTGTGGAGATGGGAGGGGTTCTGGAGGTCCCCGCTATCGTGCCACCGGAAATGGCGGGGCTTGGATCCGGCGAGATCATTGAGGAGGAAGGACATTGCATCGACCCATCGGGGGTCCTTGAGGGACGCCAAGCGGCGCTCCATCGCATTGATCACGTCGGGGAAGCGATAGCTTCCCTTGAGTGCATAGCAGCCGTGGCAAACGGTGCCGGGGATCTTGGCCAGCTTAGCGCCGGTCTTGCACATTACTGCGGGGATGGAGTAGGACCACCACGGCATCTTGCCCGGCTTGCTGAGACCACCGACAAGATCCCATGCTTCACTACGAGTAAACATTGGAAATCTCCTGAATAACTAAATGGTTGGGGGTTAGTCAATGGTGAGGAGGTGGAGGAGCACCCAGAGGAGGAGGATGGTGGAGCCGAAGACGATAAATTCGACGACGGCTTTGATGATGGTGGAAATCATTAGTGGTTCTCCTTTCACCCGTTGATGATAGCGTTGAGGTCGGCAATGGCGGCATCATACTGGCCCCGCTTGTAGGGCTTGCCGGTGAGGGCCGAAGCCTTCAAAAGAATGGTAGCGGCGGACATCCGGGAATGCTTCAAACCGATGGAAAGCATTCGGAGATGAGCCTTAAGGAAGGCGGCTTGGACGCCGGGATGCCCCGGATTGTCGATGGTGATGGTATCGGACATGGTCAGTCCTCCGAAAAAGTGATGAACACGACCGTGTTTTGGTCAATGGGGTAGAGGGTGATGGTGTCGCCGTGGTCGTCGATATCGCAGGGAACATCGGATAGGCCCAGCATTGCTTTCGCCAACTGGACGATGGAGGTTTCCGTGAATCCCTTAGGGATTTCGGTGGATTTGCGGGTCACCCATGCATAATTGGGTTCTCCGCCGAAGGTGTCGGTATATTCGAGGTGCATATTCATGGATGCCTCCGTGTCGTATGCACTATTGCATACGGTG